TATCAAAAAAAATATAACTGAATTTGTAGAATGCAAAGATGATACACCAGAAGGTTGGCAGGCAAATGCTTACATACGAGATTACATAAAACCAGGTGGGAGAGAAATGTCGAAAATTATGGGACCGTATGGAACAAACATGATGATTGAAAAACCAGATTGGTTTTATGATGGACCAGTACCTTTTGATAGAGTATTCAGAGTGGATACACTACCAGAGCGAATAAGGAAATTCATGACAACAGAAATTTTACCAGTACCACCAAATTATGAAGCTACTAATATAGACCATTGCAATCAAAAGGCAAATGATACTAGAGAGGTATTTATATTAGTAGGATTGACGCGAAAAATATCAGGAGGTAAAAGTAGAAAGAAAAAAAGTAGAAATAAAAAAGTAACAATCAGAGTCAATAAATTTTAAAATATAAAATATAAATATGCAGGCAGAATTAACTGGGCTGCCAAATTAAAATGGATACAATAGCATTAAGTGGCGAAATTACATCAATTACAGATGCGTTAAAACAGGGATCGCCAGAATACACTTCCACGCGCGGAGCATGGCAACATGCGTGGGAGGCAGGCGAGGTTTAGTAGCCTGTATGGGGTCACAAATGCGTGCATTGAATGCATTTTCAAGAATAGACATCAGTAATACAGACCTATTACTTATACAACTTAATGATTCTATAAAACAAATAGAAGATTGCATTAATGAGGTTGATAATACTAAAAAAGCTCTTGAGTCAATGGGACAAATAGTAAATATTGCACAGGTTGGAACGTTAGAAGGATTGGTTAGAGGAAAATTACAGAGGGTTAGCACTAACAATGAAACGGTGAATACAGTATTAGACCAATCTTATGACGAAGCAGACAAAGTATTTGGTACTGTAAAATGGGGAGAAAAGTAAGAAAGTAGTAAATAAAATAAAACATAAAAAAACATCCATCAATGGCAATTAAACGGAAATAAAATTGAAACGATTTTACATGAATAGATTAACATCAAAGCAACAGCAATCAACATGGAGTCCATCAAAAAGATCCGTTTCATCAAGAACCAGCACAAGAGTCGGGCGATAAAACCAAGCAGCAAGCACAAGTGGGCGGAGAACGAAAAGTGGAAGAAGATTAACCGCGTGGCAAAATTTCGTTCTTCTCGGGCACAGTTTGAGACGGCAGAAGAGTTCGACCAAGAAATCGTGGATCAATATGATCAAGGGACGATTGAAATAGAAGAGATATTTGCCCGGTGGTACGCGCGGAGAATGGCCGACTGGTGGTAAAAATAAAAAAACATAAAAAACATAAAAAATAAAAAAACCAGAAAACAAAAAACATAAAAAAACTGTATTTGACCAATAACAATACACCTTTTATTTTTTTATTTAATATCTAATTCTGTGACAGATTTATGAACTTTGACATTAAAATATTTGTATTTGTGTTTCATATTTTTCACTCGTTTCAATTCGCTGAATAGTCGGCACGATGATTTATAATACACTAAATATATATTTCAATTTTTTTAATCGTGACAATTAAACGGAAATAAAATTGAAACGATTTTACATGAATAGATTAACATTAAAGCAACAACAATCATGTCTACCATTGGATTTCTCACAAAGACCCGTTTCATCAAGAACAAGAACAAGAGCTGGACGATGAAGCCGGACAAGCGCAAGTGGGCAGAAAACGAAAAGTGGAAGCGGGTTCATCGCGTGGCAAAATTTCGTTCTTCTCGGGCACAGTTTGAGACGACAGAAGAGTTCAACCAAGAAATCGCGGATCAACTTGACCAAGAAGACGAACAAACGATGGAGTTGATGGATCGGTTTGTGAGCGAAAATTTTAGTGAATGGTGTTTTGGTGAATGGTGAAAAACGATAGGCAAAAATAAAAAAACAAATAAAAAACAAATAAAAAACAAATAAAAAACAAATAAAAAACAAACAAAATAAAAAAAACAAATAAAAAAACAAATAAAAAAACAAGTAAATATTTTTTGGATTAAAAACGTTAATATATAGTATAATAAATGCTTAAGATAACTCATAATGCTGGATTTTTTTCTTGTTGTTCTATAAAATTATTTAGTATTGTAAATTTTATTAATTCAAATAACAAAATGCCAGATAGTATTGATAGTTCTCAACAGTTCAAGTGGTATAAAATTAACGATAATGATATTACATATGATTATTTCAAACACTATGGAACTGAAAACATTGACATTAATATCCCTATAAATAATTGCAACCAATTTAGTAATTATTCAAAATTGGATTACAGACGCCATGATTTATTAATCAAAAAGTATTTTTCTCCATCCGAAACTATTATCAAACTTATTAACAACATTGAAAAAAAGTACATGTTATCATATAATAATATTTGTGTATTATTTTATAGAGGAAATGATAAAAATAGCGAGACAAAAATATGTGAGTATAGTGAATATTTAAACTACACTGCAAAAATAATAACAAAAAATCCTCACATGATATTTTTAATTCAGAGCGACGAAACCGAATTTATTAAATACATGACCAGTAAATATCCAAATAATTCATTTTATTTCAAGTCTGAAATACGACATATGAAAAAATGTAATGATACTGTCGACATAAAAATGCGTTCTACAAATAATGAATTTTCAAAGAAATATTTGGCAATAACTATCATCATGTCAAAATGTAAATATATTATATGTGGGTCTGGTAATTGTTCAATGTGGATAATGTTATATCGTGGAAATAATAAAAATGTTATTCAAAATTTAATCGGAGAATGGTTTACCGATAATGTGTCAATTTAACAAATTATTTAAACTACAACTACTATATATGTCGCTATGTAAATACAAGAATAGTCTAGGTAAACCTGGAAAAGGAGTACATTTTCATGTTGCTGGCATTGCCATTCTAGATGTCATTTGGCTTATTTTATTTGCATGGGTAATTTCTCGATTCAGTGATATTAAATTACTATACGTTATACTTGCATTAATAATACTTGGTATAGTCGTGCACAGATTATTTTGTGTCAAGGCCTTTTTGTCCTGAAATAATTTTCAAGGCTTGTTCGCATGCAACTTGTTCACTCTTTTTTTTAATTTTATGATGTCCTTCTCCAAGTAGAATCAATACTGCAGGATGTTGTTTCATGTAGGTGTGAATGGCCTGAAATGTCCCAAACTGTGTAAATGGCAATGCTTTAGATACAGACGTATTCCACATGGACTGTCCCAGACATAAATATACGCCTGAATGATACGCATCCTGTTGTGAAATTTCGGCATAATCAGGAGTAGTTTTAAATTCTTTTTGTATCTTTACCTGTAAAATATTTTTATAGTTATCATTACATAAAATTAGTTCTGTCCAATCCACATGTGTTTCGAATACAGATTCTATAAATGTTTGAGTTGCATGAAATCCCAAATCAATAAATATGGCTCCTATAAAAGCTTCAAATAAACACCCTAGTTTTTTTAAATTTGTTCGCATATTTTTTTCTTCTGAATGTTTTGATATAATATACCATTCTTGTAATCCCATGTTTAAGACTAGAGATCCTATTGCCTCATTTTTTACAAGAGCAATTTTTTTTTCAGTCATGAATCCTTCGTTTTCACGTTGAAAACGTCTATACATGTAATATTTTGTAACACATTCAAGAATACCATCTCCAAGAAATTCTAGGCGTTCATTTGTGGTTGATTGTAGTGGTATAATACCGTCTGGACATGGTGCAATGTGTACCATTTTATCAAATTGCCGATTACAATAGGAACGATGTACAAATGCTGTTTTATAGATGGATATATCATTAAGTTTAACAAGTACCCCATAGGTAGTTAGAATAGTTTGAACTTGGTTCAAACTAATCTCGTGGTTAATTGTATTATAAGGCATAAAAAATAATTCATTTCGAACAGCTATAACATCATCGTGTTTGTCCATTACTATAATTTATATAGACTATATTTAAGTCAATTTAATGTGGAAATCCAACCATGTTGAGTCCTATACCATATCCAGCTCCAGCCCGAGCAGTAACTCCCATGCTTGGGATATAGGTATCGAGGATTGAAAATGTTGCGGCGGCAGTCAATGCAATGAGTCCAACTTCATCAAGGCTTAATCCCTTTCCCTTTGGAATGGCATACGCAGCAATGGCAACCATGATACCTTCAACTAAATATTTTATAGCACGTTTCATTAATTCACCAAGATCAAACATATAATATGATAGTATATAAAAAAATAGTATATTTATAAATAAACTTAAAACGGTGCTTGTGTCTAATAGTATGACAACTAAATCTCCTACATATATTGATTTATTGGACGAGGATAAACCCATTGCTCAACAAAAATTTGTATGCGTGTCCTTTATTTCTCCTGAAGCAATTATTGAAGATAAGAATATTTATTTTTTTAATGAATTTGTAAAGTCGTGGGATATGTATAAATCCATGCAAAAGTATGCACAATTTACAGCATTTATTGCCTTTAAATATAACTTGAGCACTGACGCAGTGTCCCAAGATTTGGCGGATTTTTGCAAGGATGAAACTATTGCTAAAGAATCAGTATTTGATGATTATAAAACATTTATGGATACAAATGTAGACGCTCTAGAACTGGCCTATAGTAAGAAGAATAGTTTCCAGACCAATACTCGAGGACTAAAAATTCGTGGAGTATTTCCTTCACAAGAAGAAGCAGAACTTCGTGCTAAACTTCTTCGAGAAAAAGACCCGACTTTTGATGTGTTTGTTGGTCCAGTTGGTATTTGGATGCCGTGGGATCCAGACGCGTATAAAACGGGTAAAATTGAATTTTTAGAGGCACAATTAAACGATTTAATGTCCAAAAAGATTGAGAATGAATCCATTGCAAAAGACTTTTTCAATGCTCGAGTAAAAGAATCAAAACGGGCAGCAATCGAAGAAAATGTTAGAAAGGCGCGAGAGACAGATAATAAATTAACACAATCAATTAACGATAACGATGACTTGGTAAATGCGCGTAATGTGTCGGATATTGAAAAAACTCTATTTGATACAGAAAATGTTATAATGACTAAAACAGATTAAACTATAGTCTGTTCTATACTGTAATGAGAGTATTGTCAATTGATATTGGTATTAAAAATCTGGCACACTGTTTGTTTGAAGTGACTAAAGACACGCTGAAAATTATTGACTGGGGGATATTGGATTTAACAGATCATCTAGGATGTTCATGTTGTTCATCAATGGCTACACATAAAACAAATAAAACTCTATATTGTAAAAGGCATGCATCTCATACAGATAAACATATAGATGCTGTAACTCCTCGTTGTATAGCACATGGAATACCAGTTACAACTTTACCAGCCATGAAAAAGGCCTTGTCGAAAATATCCGGACCACTAAAACCTTCTACACTCGTTGATTTGGGGCAACAAATAATGACTCGATATGATGATCGGTTTGATAAAATAGATACTGTGTTGGTTGAAAATCAAATTGGTCCATTAGCAAGTAAAATGAAGGCTATACAAGGGCTTGTCATTCAATATTGGTTAATGAAACATGCAAATGTAATTGGAGTATCAGCAAGTAATAAACTAAAATTATTTGTTAGTGGTAAATGGACATATCAAGATCGAAAAAAGCAAAGTATTCGCTATACGGCAATTATGCTAGACTTGAATAAATTACATGCTGATTTTTCACTACATAAAAAGAAGGATGATTTAGCAGATACCTTTTTACAGGCAATTTGGTATTTTAATGAACTTAAACTTGGTAATTTAGTATTTCCTAAAAATGACCAAAATGCATAATAAAAACAAAAACTCGTGATAGCTCAGTTGGTAGAGCGATGGACTGTAGATGCTAAAAGCAATAGATTTCCATTGGACAGCGGTTCGATTCCGTTTCGCGAGATTTATCTAAAATCTTTTTTTATTTGTTTTTGTATGTGTTTTTATTGACCGATAGTTGCTTTTAGTCGATTATGGCACTTCAAGCAATTGCATTCAATGTTTCGAATAGATACTGGAATTTTAAATGACATGTAGGACGTTATGTGAATAATCATATCTAGTGATAGAGGCAATATCTTAAGTAGAAGCGTAGATAATGCTCCCGACTTGTCTTTCGACACACGTTTGCGGCGCGCTTGTTCGAGTTTGATTTGGGCAACTCGATTTTGCTTTTTAGCATAGATGAGGGCCTGTTGTTTTTGCTGTAAAACGTACATGGTTTGAATACTGAATAATACCATGTATTCATTTCAATTTTAAACAATCTTTACAGTAGTACGACATTACATCATGACTTTTGTTGTAAATAGTTTCTACTTTTACTTCTTTTATTCTTCCTAGTCTTTTTGCCATTATTTATTTTATGTTTGTTTATACTTTTTCCACCTCTGCTTTTGTGTCTCGTAGTAAATTCTTTTAACTCTTGGATTTGTTGTTCATGTCTATTAGCATATAGATAAGGTATTTTCGTTTTAATTTCTTCAATAATAGTGTTTTTATCTAATGTATTATCTATATTACGTACATTTGCCATTGTCTTAAAAAATGTACCAGAACTAGATGGCATTGGCTCTATGCCAGTATAATTGTCTTCTAAAGGATAACAATAAAAGGGTTCTTTTGACATGTCTGGTTCAACTTCATTTTTGATTTGTATTTTTGGAAGAAAATAATTTGGTTCTGATAGAACTTTAGTACATGTTTCTTCATCAGATTTTTGTTCAGATACTTGTAAATCTAACAAGGTTATTCGATCACTGGATAAATTTCCGTGGACAACAGAAAGTCCAAAAAGTCGTCATGTCCAACATTATGGCTTCAAGTATAATTACACGAGTCGAAAAATTGACAATGTATGTGAACCTATCCCAAAGTGTCTATCTGGATTGAAAAGGCTCTTGACGGGAATATGCAAACATCTTGACATTATTGACGACACTTACGAATTCAACCAATGCATAGTAAATAATTACGAATCAGGACAGGGGATTAGTCCACACATTGACATTACAGCCTACGGCAGTGTTATCGGGTGTT